TGAAGGAGTCTCCCAAGTATAAGTTGTTGTACAACCTGTGGTAAAGAATAAAATTATAACAATAAAGAATATCATAACTACTGCCACTGTCATTACCTCTGGTAAGTCTTTCATAAGGTTGGTCTTGTATCTGGAAAGTTTGAAGTACTAGGCCAATCCCTAAGTGCCTTACGATACGTTATATAGGCTGCGTGTTGAGGATGGTCTGTTAAAGGCACAATCCAATCAGTATTTACAAGCTCTATAGTTCTCCATTCTCGTTCCATATCTTCTTTATCAGGAGCGGGTTCTACAATTTTTTCAAATGTATGATCTGGATATTGTTCTTCTAACCAACTAAGACTTGCTGCTATTGAATTTACATACTCACCACTAGAATTTTTTACAATATAACTCATAATTTTTATCCTATTTCTATGGGCAATACTAAAATTAAACCGCCACCGCCACCACCAGACACTCCATTTTTACTGCCGTAATTATTAAAGGCTGAACCGCCTCCTGAACCGCAACATCCTGCTTGTGCATGAAGAGATGCATTTGAATTAAAATATACACCATATCCTCCAACAAAAGGAACTGGAGGATCAGCATACTTATTACTTGTACCAACATTTACTTGATTTACATCAAGTGAACCTTTAAAAGTATTACCAACAGGTTTTTGGCCTCTGCTCATATACGGCCTATAATAAGTTCCAATTTGATAGTTAATAGGTGTAGTTGTTGCTTCTGCACTAGCTAAACTATCAAAAGCAGCAGGAGGATTTTTTTGAAAATGATAATTATAAATATGATAGGGCTGATTATCTCCATCTGTTGCCATAAACTGATTAGGAAAAGCAGTTCCACCTTCACCAATAGCATATGAGGAATCAACACCTGATGCTTTTACAAATCCAAAAAGATTTACACCACCACCACCAGAAGCTAATTTAGAACTAGCCGTAACAGCCGAAGAACCACCACCTGTTAAGTTTGCTATATTTCCTCCAGATGCACTTCCTCCTGATGCTGCTCCACCACTTGTAGATCCTTGTCCTGCTGCACCTCCATTTCCTGTCATTGTAGTAATATTTGATCCTGCTAATGAAGAATTACCGCCAGCATTTCCTCCTGCAAATTCAGGACTACTGCTTCCTTTTGCAACATGAGCACCGCCAGATCCAATAGTAACAGTATAGGTAACACTACTTAAAAGTGTTAGTTTTGAAAGGGCTGTACCACCTGCACCTCCACCAGTTACTTCAACATTACCATTAGCATTTCCATTTCCACAACAGCCTCCTGAACCTCCTGCTCCTATTACATATACAATAGCTTCCATATTATATGCTGGAGTCCAACTTGCACTTTGTTGAAAAGAAATAACATTATTTCCTACTCCTGATCCACCACTTCCTAATATTGCCATGTTATAATCCTCTAGTTAAACTTGGAACCAACCTATTGTCCCATCAACATATACAAGCTGTGTTGAGTTACCTTGTAATAAAGTACCATCAGCCGCTGCTGAATTAATGTTTGATGAATTTCTACCTACTGTAACTACTGCTGCTCCTGCATTTGCAATAATAACTGTATCACCTGCTGATGGGCTAGAAGGTAATGTAATAGTAAATGCTGTGCTTGCATGATTAGTAATAAGCTGATCTGAGGCTGATGCTGTATATGCACTTGTTTTAACTGACCAAGCTGTATAAGCACCACCAGCAGTATCAAAACTTAAATTACCAGAACCATCCGTTTTTAAGAACTGACCTGCATCACCATCAGATGAAGGTAAGGTCAACGTAATATCTGAGGTACTTGCAGGGCCAATCAATGTAACTTTGTTTGTGCCATTGTCTGAGTCTTCAAAGAACTCTATTTTACCTGCACTTGTAGAACCATTTTTTAATTGAAGAGTTCCATCAACTGTAGCAGTTCCTACAACTTCTAACTGATCTGCTGATTCATCCCACTCCATGTACTTACCAGAAGTAGCACCAAAGAACTTAACGTCATAGCCTGTATCATCTACACCTACAGTAACAGTGGCATCAATTTGTACAGCACCATCAATATCAACTGCATCTAAATTAGTTGTACCGTTTATATCTGCATCACCTTCAATATCTAAGGAATCGCCATCTATCTCACCTGTAACAGTAATGCTATCAACAAAAGCATCTTTCCAACGAACACTTGTAGAGCCTAAATCTACATCACTATCAGACTGAGGGCCAAAGATATTATCTCCTAGATATACTTGTTCTACATTAGCTGCATAAAAATGAATTTCATCAGCAGTTTCAAAGTCAATTTTAGTTTGGTCATCCTCACCAATCTTAATATCAGTTGCTAAAAGTGAAGTTATACCTGTTTGTGCTGCATCTACACTTAATGTATTAGTGCTAAGACTAACACCTGTACCAGCAACAAATGATGTAGCTGACATAGGTATATTAGAAAGAGTATTGTTGGATGCATTAATTGTTTTATTAGTTAATGTATCTGTAGATACTAAAGATACAAGTGTTGAGTCTGCACCTGCTGGCAATAACAATTCATTAGTAACAGCGGCTGAATGAGGTTGTGATTTTAATATTTGACCATGACTATTACTCTCACAGTTAAACTGTATTGCACCTGCATTAGTATTACCTCTTATTGTTACATGGCCTGTTCCTTTAGCCTCAATATCTAAATCAATATTAGAGTCACCACCTGTAGCTGATAACTTAGGTGGATTGCCAGTTGCAGCGTTAGTAATATCAAATTGATTAACTGCTGAACTGGTAGTTTGAAATATTATTTGCTCATTGCCATTTTCATCACCTATAAAATGAGCATCATCAATTAAAATATTTTGACTATTAGTATCTAAATTACCACCTAGCTGCGGTGACGTATCTTCTA